AAGTGTGAGTGTGTTTTTGTTTCAGAAGTTCATGCTATCATGATATATCGTTTAAAGTGAGAATACAATAGTTTTTATTCTCACTTTATGCAATACCTTTGATTTTTGCATATGTTTTTAAAATTGTTTTTCTTTTTCGATAAATGGTTGCATCACTCACAAATAATTTACCAGCAATTTCTTCCCATTCAAGTTCTGATTGTCCCCATCTCATTTCAAAGATTTCTTGTTGTTCAGATGTCAATTCTTTGAGAAATGTTTCTACTGTTTCTTTGAATAGTTCAAGATTTTTTAGAGGTACATCACTACATAGTTTTATGACTGTATTTTCAGTAGGTTTACTGATTTGGTTCCCTCTGCTGCCTACGAGTTCTTCCCCATTCCTTGCCATTATTTCAGCTGTCCGAACCCAGATATCGCGATCAACTTCTTTAAATTTTGAAAGTTCTCTATCCAGGTAGTATAGCTCACGACTATTTAATGTTCTCAAATTTCCCCTCCTTGATGACTTTGATTTTTTTTATCTTATGTGCAGTATTTTTATTTCTCTCCAATCAAAACATTCAGAGGGATTTTAAAAAATGTCGCTACATCTTCAGCTATATAAAGGTTAGGTTTTTTAGTTTTATTTTCCCATTTCATTATTTCTCTGGAAGAGTAACCTAACTTTTTGGCTAGTTCACTTCTTGAAAGTTTATTATCTATTCTTTTTTGCTTCAACATAAAAGCAAATCGCTCGCATTGTTGGTCACTTAATTTTTCAAAATCCACTTTTATTAGTTGCTTACCATTTGGATTTTTCTTTTGATACGATGGTGAAGCATAAGAGTTTAGTGTAACAATAGCAATCCCAGTCTCTGCGCTGATTTCTTTTAACGTGCCACACGTTATGAAAGTATCATTTTTGTAAAGAGCGTATTCATTCTCCATTTTCTAGCTCCTCAATCAACCAATCAAGGTTCTTTCTGGCTTTCTTCAAATCTTCAAGACCGTTCTTCTTCTGGAATCGGAGTAAATACTTAATAGCATTCCCCCAACACCATGCAGCCTTGCCTGGCAAAATGCCAATAAAGTTGTCAATTACTTCAATACTTTCAAGACCTTTTGAGCCTTGGTAATGACTTGGTTTGTTTACATTGTCTGTCATATCAATTCCTCCCATAATGCTTACATGCTCCATGTAAATAATAAGTGCCATCCTTTCGCTTGTTTATGTAATACGTGTATTCTCCATCTGGACTAGCGTAGGAGATTTGCTTCTCTCCACCCCAAACACCATTATCACGCATCATGTGGCAATTCTCCATAATCCATTCTACGTCAGGCATCCAGTAACTCCTTGTTTTCGTAGATATTGCCGATGATTTCAAACGGATATGTGTTATCTTCAATCAATTCAGCTAAGAGATCCTTTTCGTTATATTTTTTAGACTCAAACATAAACAAAGCATGTTTCTCATCCCAAAAAACTTTTAAATTTGTCACTCCTTCATCCGTTTCGATTGCTAGTACATCCCCCTCAAAAATCTCTTTGCCATTCTTATCTTTGAGGCCTGTTGATTGCATGAGTTCGATTTCGTCAAGATTCACTAACCCACCATATATATTCCCATCATATATATTTCTACGAAAAGATAGACGAGCTATTTCTCCTGATTTTTTGTAACGAATACGGGCTATCCACCCCATTTCTTCCCATGTTTTATGCCACGCTCTAAATTTTGGTATCATCTTGCAAATCCTCCTCTTTCACAAAACTACCATCAATCCAGCGACCATTACGGTCTTTAATTTCTTGGTAAGCAAGTTCGAAACATTCATCGAAATCATAACCAAGATTCTTCAGATATCCAATACAGCGTATTAGATTGTGTCTGCATAGTTCCTTACTAGCAAACCCTTGTGAGAGTTGAAATTCACTGATGTTTGCATTGATTGAGATTAATGTTTCTGTAATTTCTTTTTTCCGTAAACTACCAGATTCTTTAAAAATCTGATTCACATCTTCCTTAATTAATAAGGCCAGGCCTACAATTACGACTGCACAGTCTCCGATACTATCCTTCATAACTTTTTCATTCTTCTTGAGATAACCAGCGCATAGCTCACCGAATTCCTCACTGAGCTTGAGTGACTGCTTGTCTAATCGTCCACCGTTTTCTAAGTCACGGTCAATAAACCATTGTTTAACATTTTCTAGTGTGTTCATAATAACTCCTTTGCTATTGCAGCGATGACATTGACTGTCACGCTATTGCCTGCTTGTTTGTATAATTGACTGTTAGAGTTGACCTCTTGTGCTTTATTAAATGCCCAATCTGGAAAACCTTGTAATCTCCAACATTCTCTAGGTGTTAGCTTTCTAATTCTAAAGTCAGGCTCTACCACTCCTTGACTCTCTCCAGTTAAGAGAGTATTTGCTATCTGCTTACCTACTCGCCCTCTGCGTGTTTTAGAATTCGGATGAGATAGGTTTACACTATCCCCGATTTCAGCTGTTGCATAGCCTTGTTTGGTTGCTTCTGTTATTTTCAAAACATTATTTTCGTGATAGCTATTGCTAGTCAAAGTTGGAGCGATATCATGCTCTCCGCCTTTATTATAACCATGACCACGTTGAATAATTTTAGGTTCAAGATTTCCGCCTTGATACGCTCTGATAGTTGGTGCTATTCCGTCTGTGTCATAAACAACTCCGCTCTGGTTATAATTTGGCTGAATTGTCCCGTATTTTTTTATTTCGTTTTCTACGACAACTCCGTGTCTGTCTTGAGCAGTTAATGTAAACATAGGCTCTCCGTCCGTTTTAAATCTGCGCCCATTTTGTCGTTTCTCTGCTCTGTCAGGTGTCAGCACTGGTATAGCAATCTTTTGCCCTTCGCCTTTATTTGTGGTTAATGTTGGAGCTAATCCTTGACTGTTATACACTTCGCCATTCATTCCCTTCCATGATGGGTTTACATTACCTATACTTTCTGTTTTCGACTGTTGATTATCAGATTTTGCATCTTCTCTGAGGATAGGAAAAACGTTTCTGGTACATTCTCCTCTAAGATGTCCGATAATGAACACTCGTTCCCGATTTTGAGGGACGGAGAAATTTTTGCTGTTAAGCACTTGCCATTCGACATCATACCCCAATCCATCAAGCGCTCCGAGGATTGTTTTAAAGGTGTTTCCTTTGTCGTGGTTAAGGAGTCCTTTGACGTTTTCAAGGAAAAGATACTTAGGTTTGAGAATACTTGCAAATCGTGCAATTTCAAAGAACAAAGTTCCTCGTGTATCTTCAAATCCTCGTCTTGCTCCAGCGATTGAGAAAGCTTGACAAGGAAATCCTCCGCAAATAACGTCAACTTGTCCGATTGCTCTGATCTCTTCATCTGTAACTGTTGTAATGTCATGTAATTCAATTTCTCCTTCTGTGTTGTGGATTGCTTTGTAACTCGCTCTTGCGAACTTGTCAATCTCACAAAATCCAATACATTCATGGCCGGCGCTTTCCATACCAAAACGAAAACCACCAATGCCGGCGAATAGATCAAGAAATTTCAAATTTCTACCTCTTCTCCTACTTCAATATTTTTATATCGTTCTTCACTCACCACGAAAACATTCCCGTTTACCGTGATAGTGAATAGACTACCGATTTTCTTCTTACTTTCCACCTTGCCAGTGATAGCGTATTTATTATCAGCATGATAAACAAGCAAGGGTTTCTGCGCTTCACGTTGCATGAATAGTAAGCAAGTAGCGACAAGCGACCAAGCTAGAAGGATGCGAATTAGTGTGTCTTTCATTACCTGGTTTCTCCTGTAATTTCATTCCGCTCCACTCTTAACTTAAAAGTCCTATCATCACCCATATGCGCTATCGTAATTTCTTCACCCCATTGACTTTTTGTGTAAGGGTATCTGTTTGGTCGTTTCATCCTTCCACCTCTTCCTTCGCATACTGCAGCCATACAAGACTCTCATATAAATCCCGTGCATGGCTCTTGATATTTCCTAACTCATAGCTGTCTAGATTATCTGAGTTTTTTATAATATCAATTTTTAAATTATTGATAGCTAGAATAAAATCTTTTTTTGTTTGGTTCATCACTCCACCTCCTCAATATTTATTATTTTTTTTATCATCTTTAAAGAACTTATAAAAAATTACTGACCAATAAGAAGTCCACATAAGATATGATAATGATTGAAGAAATTGTTCAACTGTCATTTTATTACCTCCACAAGTTCAATCCCTGGGCAATCGAGCACCCAAGCAAAATCGGAATATTCTAGTTCCTTTCGTGTAAATGTTTTATTGTTTTTATCATTGTCAAAAAAATGAAATCCAATTTCTGTTTCATTTAGATAATCATCTGTATTTTTTACCTTAACTTTGTATTTTGGTTCTTTCTCAGCCTCATAGCCAGTTATCCAAGCTTTAGCAAAAAGTTCTTGATTCTTTCTGTTATCAAGCCATTTCTTCACTACTTTGCCATTAACAGCATAGAGATGAATAGTAGTACTATCAAGTGCAGAACGCAAACTAAAATCATTTAAAAGTTGACATTTAAAAATCCAGTCATCTATAAAACTAGGTAGAAGCACTTTATTTAATTCTTTTTGAATCTTATCAGCATCTTTTAATTGATTTCCAACCAATGCTCCCTCAAATTTACCTTGTTCGTAACCACTGCGATATTTCATCAAACCATAGTCGCTATCTAATTCTTTTAGAATGGCATTAAGCCATATAGTTTGTGTCGTTGGGTCAAACCCTCTAATTCGACCAACAACATCTTTTAGCTTGAATGGCAACGGTTCTGGCTCATCCAAAGACTGTAAGTCTTTCAAAATCAAATCAACCGATGTCAGTTTTTTCTTGTTAGCCTTCATTTTTTCGTACTTCTCGATTAATTTTTCATTATTCATTCTTTACACCTCCTCGACTTCAAACAATGGACTGTTAAACACTTCCCTAAATCCAGCTTCTTCTAACTCTTTGCGGGTGAATTTGGTTCTAAACGGATACCACTCCCCACACCAAAATATTTTACCGTCCTTCTCGCATAAAAACTGAGCATGGTTTTTGTGATTTCTTGCTTTTGGCATAGAGATACGATACTTCGGTTCTTTCTTGACCTCGTAGCCGAATTGGTGCATATTGACGAGGGTTTGAAATAGTTTTGTGCCAGCGGTTAGAAACCACCTTTCGAACTCATTAAGTCTAGCGCCATCAAAAGTCGATGGACTGTTATAGGAAAATCGATACAAATTCCCTTCAAAACAATCCTTATTCTCTTCATACCAATCCGCCACAAACTGCGGTACTACGACTTTCTGCGGTTCGTCTAGTTGTCTGACTAGACCTAAAACCATTTTCTTATCAATATGTGGTCTAACAAGACCGATATTATCTGGTAGTGCTTCGATTTTTTCAATCAATTCCTGTTTATTCATCTTCCAACTCCTTTAACTCTTTCTGATATCCTTTCAGCTTCTTTCTCAAAAGGTCACGTTCAGCAGAACGGATATGTCTATATCTTGGCAAGCATGGTTCTTTAGTTTCTTCGATACGTTGTTCTGTTATTTCGATTGAATGTTTCAAGCTTTCGATCATGGCTTGTTTTATTGCGTTCATTTACTATCTCCTAAAATGGCATGTCGTCATCTGAAATATCCAAAGGATTGGTAGCTCCAAAACTTGCTGGCATCTGCTCTTCAATATTAGATTCGTTTGCAGAATTATCACGTTTTTCTAGTAGCTGGAACGTGTCTGCTACTACTTCTGTCACATATACACGTTGACCTTGCTGATTATCATAGCTTCGAGTTTGGATGCGACCTGTAATTCCTACAAGGTTTCCTTTTTTGCACCATTCAGCAAACAACTCAGCTTGTTTTCTCCACATCATACAATTGATGAAGTCAGCCTCTCGCTCTCCGTTTGCTCCCTTGAAATTACGATTGACTGCCAGGTTAAAAGTTGTAATTGCAATATTTGATGGTGTGTATTTTAACTCTGGATCTCGTGTCAGTCTTCCTACAAGTGTTACGTTGTTAATCATTTTTACCTCCTATTTGACTGCTAGGTAGTAGCAATCTTTTGCGCCATAATCAAATCTGACGCTATCCTTTTTGATGTGTTTTGTGAAATGTGGTCTAGTTATCCCAGAGTAAGCCCATTGATGGTCTTTCATGTCTTCAATAAGGTCATCAACATTGTTGTACTCTCCAATAAATAGCCGACAATGTCCGTTATAGACAAAATAGAGTTTTAATAACAAGGTGCCTTACCTCTCTAGAAATAATCTTTCCTTTTATTTTTTAAGTCATTGAATACCATCAGATGCTCATTATCTACGCCCTTCATCAACCGACTCATAAATGGGCGACCATATCGCTTCTGGATTTCTTGTGCAGTCAGATTTGTAGTGATAATCGTATTGGCCCTTTTATTGAGGATGTTGTAAAGGATACTGAAGGACCATTCACTGTCTTTCTCCATCCCGAGATCATCTAGTACTAAAAATTTTGCGCTAGCGATTTTGTTTATCAGGAATTCCTCTTGGCTGAAATCCGTCTTGATTTTCATCAGTAGGTCAGTGACATTGATGAATATAGCAATTTCTTTTGTGATTGCTGATAGTTCTTTCATAATCGCAAATGCAAGATGGCTCTTACCTGTTCCAGCTTCTCCTTGAAAAACAACATTGTTTCTGGCACCATCTGCCCACTCTTTGCAGATTTTTTTAGCAAATTCTAACTTTTTAGCTTCTTTTTCTGTTGGAGTATCAAAATTTTCAAGAGTAGCATTCTTCAGCACATCATCATATAACGAGAATTTTTCAAGATAGAACTTTCTCTCTCTCTCATATTCCGCATCAGCAAGCTCGTTTACTCTAATCTGATTTTCAGCATGAATTCGTTCTTTTTCACACAAACGGCAAAGAACATCATTTGTACGAAGAATTTTAATCAGTGGAATTTTGTGTTTATCGCAAATTTCGTCCTGTTCTTCTGTATTCCTTTGATAAGAGAGAGCCATTTCTTCTAAAGCATCGGTTACCATGTTAGCTTACCTCCATAAGTTTTCCAACTTGCCATTTCTGATAAACAAGCTATCACAGTCTCTTTTGATTGCTTTTTAAGAAGAGATTTTTTTGCATCGCTGATTGGATAGAAGTTATCTTCAAATTGTTGAATTAATTCTAGAACCCCCATTCGTCATTCACCTCCTGTTCATCTTTCTTCTCTTTACGCTGTTTTTCATTTTGTCGAACTTGTTCAACTGTGGTAACTTGGTTCTGCTGCCAATTTCTCAGAATACCACCTATATATTTAACGTTTGGTTTTCCTAAATTGATAGCCGTCCTCAACGCTTCTTTAACTAGTTCAGAGTCATTTTCGTTTAACAGATGATTGATTTCTTCAATTTCAAACCCTGATAGCAATCTGCGAAACTCAGACTGGAATAGTTCTAAGATATTTTCACTATTACTAGTAGTAGTTATATTCTTATCTTTATCTAATCTATTCTTATTCTTATCTCCTTCTTCTTCTAGTGCGTTACCTTGCGTTACTGTAACGTTACATGTAACGTTACCGAGAGCGAGATTTTTTTGCTTCTCACGATGTCTTGCGACACGATTGCGTGTTTGTTCCTTAATTTTTTCCATACCGTCAATATTTTGATGCTTTTCCCAATTTGGTAGCGTGATAACACCATCGATAATTTCAACCATTCCGAATTGTTCGAAAATTCCAAGAGCCATTCTTACAGTGTTTAATGGTCTTCTGAAAATGGTAGCAAGCATTTCATCGGTATAATGAACTTTGTCTGACATCATAAGCAATCCGTTTCGATTATGTTTTCCAGCAAGTGCTAAGATTTTGAACCAGATAACCAAAATAGCATCATGATCAGGAAGTGCATCTATAAGGCAAATTTTCTCATCATCGAAAATATCTGTCGTAATCTTAATCCATTTGATTTCAGACATAGTACCCCTTCTTCTTTACTTTTAAAGCTAGTTGTCATGCTCGTGCTCCCCATTTTCTTTGATTTTTATGGAAATCCATTGTCATTTCTTTGTAGAGCAATCGACCGTTTTCTTCTAAAAGACTAGTGTTTTGTCTTTTTAAAATGTCATTAATGCGAGCTTCTTCCTGATAGTCATTCGCTAGTCTGTCGTAATCTTCAACACACATTTTCAAGTCTGATGGTAGATCATCGATGGTTGATGAAAGGCCAACAGGTGGTTGGGTGTCGTAGGTTGATTTTCTGTCACAATTTTTTAGATTTCTTCGAGCGACTTCTCTGAAATCCTCTGCTTCTTCAATGATGATCGTTAGCTTTTCTTCATGTTTGTCTTCATATCGACAAGTAAAAAGCATGATTGCAAAGATGCCGATAAATATTAGTGATACTCCAAATAATTGGCTTAAAATGTTTGGTTCGTTCATTTTTTCTACTTTCTAATACTAAATTACAAGATTTGCTTGAATAAACTCATCGAGTTCATTCTTGTCAATTCGTTTTGTTCCGTCAATTTTATATAGGTTTAATCCCATTTTTAACCATTTGCGGATGGTATTCGTGCTACAATCTGAATAGTTAGCTGCACTTTCGATTGATAGCCATCGCTTTTCTACTGTCTCGTGCTCTAACAATTCTTTAAAAGATTCTTTGAATTGATTTTTAACGACTGAGAGAATACCATTTTCAAAATCTTCACTGAGAATATTCACAAAGACCTCCTTATGTGATATAATTTAAGTAGTTATTTTAGTGAGCGCCTGACTTATGTTAGGTGCTTTTTTATGCTCTGAACGCATTCAATTCCATGATTTTCATTTTGGTATTGGTGCTTGGCTCCCAAGTCATCCAGTAAGCAAGCGCTGCTTCTGCGAATTTCTTTGGTAGTAAGTCATAGCGACTGATATTGAAATGATCCTTGAAATCAATCTCAGCTTGTCTAAAGACTGATTGAGCAAAGATTTTATCAGCGTAGGCTGGACTATCAATACCACCAAGACAAGCGACTACTCTAGCTTTACGCTTCTTCAATAGAGATTGAGCATAACTTGGATGAATTGGTTGTTCATTCTTGAGGTAGTCAATATCTTCAATCATGCTAGCTTGTTGCTCACGCAATTTCTTCTGACCAGTAAATAGCGCGATGAAGGCATCTTCGTCTAGGTCATCACGGATGAAACCACCTTGTCTGCGAATAGCAGGCAAGACCTCTGATGTTACCCAGCGCTTGAATTCTCTTGCCTGTGGCAATTTACTTGATAGGATAAGCGAGTACAATCCTGATTCGTTGATGATGATAGTATTTTGTGTTCGACCTAAATTGTCGGTGAGTCCGTATTTCACGGAGTCATCTTCATCAACGTGCCGAGAAATTGCATCTAGTGGTTTAGCATATCCTAAAATGTCAGCGACATCTTTTCCAACGAACCAAGGCTCGTCATCAATTGTTAGAGTACGGACATCTTGTCCGTGAAAATTAAAAATTTCGTTCATTTATTACTCCTCAAATTTTTCCCAAGACTCTGAGATTCTCAATTTTTTATTAATTCGTAGCTTTAAGTCATCACTCCCTTTTCCATCTTTGAACAATTGAGTGATTGCTGATGGACTTACACCGATAACAATAGCTAAGTCCGTTTGCGACCAACCTCGATTTTTGATTTTCTCTTTGACAATCTCAATCCATTTTTTATGTTGTTGACTCATGAGACCTCCTCCTTTATTGTTTTTGTAAAGTTAAAAAGTTGGTAAATACAAAAGTGTTATTTCTTGACTTTTATAATACGTTTGTGTAAAATAAAAGCGTAGTAAAAGACTTGATAAAATAACAAATCTATCAATTGTTGTTGCTCGCCAAAGCTATTAATTTTTAGATAAGTTTTTACATTGTTTTTTACCAACTTATTAACTTACAAGAACTATTTTACACGAACGTATTATTTTTGTCAATAGTTTTTTTAAAAAAATTACACTTTTGTGTAAAATATTTTTGTGAGTTCTTTAGAAAGGTTGATTTTACAATGTTTGAAGCATTTGAAAGAATCAAAGAACTTGCAAAGAAGCGTGGTGTAAACCTTCAAAAAGTATCTGAAGACCTCGGATTTAGTACAAATTACTTGTATAGTTTGAAAAATAAAAAAACACCATCTGCCGAACATTTAGCGAAAATAGCTGAATACTTCAATGTTTCGACTGATTATATTCTTGGTCGAACTGATAATCCAAGTCTTCCAAGTGAATCTGTCACTACTGCTGATGGTCGTGTTGTTGACTTATCTAATCTTCGTGAACGTGTGGTTCTCTTCGATGGTAAACCACTATCAGATGAGGATGTAGACAAGATTGCTAAGATCATTAAACTTTCTCTGGGGGTATCAGATATTGAAAGTGAATGAGTTGCTGGATGAATACCAGGTCACACTTTATCTATTTCCAGAGACCATGTGGGAGCGTAGAGGCTTCTATTTCCCCGATGAGCGCATCATTTACGTTAATAGGGATTTATCCCTAGAAGAACGAGAAGAGGTTATCCTTCACGAATTAGGGCACATAAACCACAATCCAGCGCATTACAAAAGACTACTTTATAAATACGAAAATGAAGCAGATCGCTTCATGGTTCGTCATCTCATATCTGAAGAGTTATCTCAATGCGAGCCTTCGGAATTCAATTGGTTAAGATTTGCTGAAAGGCATAAAATTGCGACAACTTGGGGTGAACAGATGATTCAAGAAGAATTTTATAGATTGACAGGTAGTTAAAAGGAGAAGAAATATGAATAAATTTAACAATTCTAAACCAGTTTATAAAAGAGTATGGTTTTGGGTGCTGATTGCTATTGTGTCTATTGGTGTTGTGAATGGTATTTTAAACACTCCATCTAAAAATACTGCTGCTAAAACTGAAAAAACAACATCGACAACGGTTGAACAAAAATTCAAAATGACTAAAGAATTAGGTGAGGAATTCGCTTTATACTTTAAAGAGAATGCTGAAGTTCTTGATAAAGGTGAAAAGGTTGATTTTGTTACTGGAGGGGATGATAAAAACCTTTCTGTACGAATCGGAGAGAGTTGGAAGAATGAAAGCACTAGTCGCAAGATCTATATTTCAAATGAATTTTTGAAAGCTAAGAATACCATTTTTGAAAAGTGGGCTCAAGAAAAAGGCTACAATGTTGATTTAGAAAAAGATACACCTCAACTACTGGTTTATACCTCTGATTCTGCTAAAACTCAAATTTCTCAAGAGTATAAAGGAGAGATGAAAATACTGAAATAAATAAAAAATCCCCACACCAGCCTGCAAGCAAAGATGTGAGGATGTACTGTATAGAAAAGAATGGCATTAAAAAGCCCTCTTTACTATACCCATTTTACCAAGAAATGAGGGAAAAAGCAATGATTGGCAAGTACGAAAAAGGTGGTTCTACTGCTTATTATTTTAAAGCATATCATGGAATAGATCCACTTACGAATAAAAAGATAATTACGAAAAGACGAGGATTTAAAACAGAGCGAGAAGCAAGACTTGCAGAAGCAAAGTGCTTGACTGAATACGAGAAGAAAAGTTTTAGGTATAAGAATACTACTACCACTTTACAGCAAGTTTATGAAATCTGGAAAGAGCATTATAAACATACTGTGAAAGAGTCAACCTATGTTAGTCAAGTGAATATTGCTGATAAGTGGATTATTCCTAATTTTGGAGATAAGCCAATCAACAAAATTAGTCTATCTATGTGTCAGGCTCAAGTTAATAAGTGGGCGGATGAGTATAAAAGATTTTTTGGAATCATCAGCATAGCAAATCAAATCTTTGATTATGCCATTTCAATGGAACTCATCGAAAATAATCCAATGAGAAAGACTTTGAAACCGAAAAGACAAAAAAATAATACGGATGAGCTTGAAAAATTCTACAATAAAGAAGAACTGCAAGAATTCTTTGAGATTGTTAAAGGCTTTGATGATGTAGAAATGCTGACATATTTTCGGTTGCTTGCTTTTACGGGCATGAGAAAAAATGAAATCAGTGCTTTGAGATGGTCTGATGTTGATTTGAAGAATGGCCAGATTACTGTCAAGCAAACACTGGCTAAAGGTGAGGATAATAAACTAATTTTCCAAACACCAAAAACCAAAAAGAGTGCTCGAACAATTACTCTGGATCCAAAGACTATCGAAGTCTTGAAAGAATGGCACAAATTTAGTACCAAAGGACTACTTTTCAAAAATGAAGATGGAGGTCCTAGAAGTGTTGTTCATGTCAATAATATGCTGAATAGAATTTGGAGGAAGTACCCAGAATTTAAGCGAATCACACCTCATGGGTTTAGGCACACACATTGTTCTTTACTCTTTGAAGCTGGAGCTACTATCAAGGAAGTCCAGGAACGACTTGGGCACGAGAACATTCAAACAACAATGGATATATACGCTCACGTTACCCAAAAAGCAAAAAATGAAGTAGCCAATAAATTTGCTACATATATCGGATTTTAAATATGGGTACCAAAGTGGGTACCAAAACAAAAAATAGGCTTTCCAAAAATCTTGGAAAGCCTTATTTAATGCTGATTAGAGCTATTATTTTGCGATTGGGTAAACAGAAACTTGTTTCTTATCGCGACCTTTACGTTCAAAGCGTACTACGCCTTCAACTTTAGCGAACAAAGTATCGTCGCCACCACGACCAACGTTTACACCTGGATAGATGTGTGTACCACGTTGACGGTAAAGGATTGATCCACCAGTTACAGTTTGTCCGTCA